CGATGAGATTCGCGCAATGGCGCGCGAGGCTGGTTTCTACGATGGGCGCGAAGAACTGTTTTGGGTCGGGTCGGAGGGGCTCGAACGCTTCGCCGATCTGGTGGCTGCAAAGGAGCGGGAGCCGCTGACGGATGAGCAGAGCAAGGCGCTGATGCAAGCGCGCCGCACTGCAATGCTCATGACATGTAAAGCACGAGTCCCAGAGTGTGGAGAATTTTCCGCCATTGCGCAAGACCTTGATTGGCTTTGCGAGTCGCTTGGCATCAAAGGAGGCCAGCATGGAACTGAGTGACGACGCCATCGCCTAGCTAACCGGCGCAGGCGGCTTTATCGCCTGCGTCCGTGTTGAGCGACGTGTTAGCAGGCAAACGAAAGGATGATGATGGCTGAGAAAGTGACAATCGGGAATTGCGAACTGTGGCACGGGGACTGCCGGGAAGTGCTGCCGCTGCTGCCGCCCGTCGATCTGGTGCTGACAGACCCGCCATACGGGATAAGCAGGGCCGGACAACAAGAGACTTTCACGAAAGAAAGAAAGCACAAGCGCAAGCATTACGACGACCTCGGATGGGATGACGACACGCCGCCCCATTGGTTTTTTGGGTTGTTGATTGAAAAAAGCGCCGAGCAAATGATATGGGGCGGAAACTATTTCACTTACGCACTGCCGCCAAGTATGGGGTGGTTGTATTGGGACAAAGGCCAGGACGGTTTGAGCATGAGTGACGGCGAACTTTGCTTTACGTCGAGGCAGTCGGCGTTACGAGCTTTCCGCCTGAATCGTGGCGAGATAGCCAAGGACGGAGCAGAACACCCGACACAGAAGCCGCTGCGCCTGATGACATGGTGCCTGAGCTTGGTGCCTGATGCTCGGACGGTTTGCGACCCATTCATGGGCAGCGGAACGACCGGCGTAGCGTGCGCGCAGCTTGGCAAGGCGTTCACCGGCATCGAGCGCGAGCGCAAGTATTTCGATATTGCGTGCGAGCGCATAGCCCGCGCCCAGGCCCAAGGCACGCTACTGCCGCCCGAGAAACCGCCCGAGCCTGTGCAGGAAGGGCTGTTGTGAAACCTAACGTGGCAATGAAAGAAGTTAGGGATGCATCGAACTGGGCTATTGGGGCCATGAGTCAGACACTAAGGAATGAGTCATGACCATCGCAGCGCCAGATATGAGAGCCGGGTAAACTTAAATCCATGGAAAAACCCAAGTCAGAACACGGAGGTCCACGACCAGGCGCAGGCAGAAAGCCCATAAACACCGCTCCCATGGTCATAAACCTTGTCGTGCGCGTAACCCCCGAGCTTCGAGACAAGATCAAGCGCCTGGGTGGATCAGCATGGGTCCGAAGCATGGCCGAGAAGGCGAAAGAACCCAACCAGTAAGGTTTGCGGACTATCACCCAAGCTGGAAACATTGAGGTATGAACAAACCTCAAGCACTCAAGTTCCAAGACTTCATCACCAATGAAGGTACCCAGCTAACCACGGACTCACGCAAGGTAGCCGCTGTCCATAACAAGCGACACGACAACGTGTTACGCCTGATAGACCAACGACTTGCAGTAGCAGGAGAATGGGGTGCCCTCAATTTTGAGGAGTCATCCTATTTCAGCGATCAGGGTAAATTGCAGCGTATGTTCACCATGACCAAGGATGGGTATGCATTCCTTGTTGGCCGCATGACAGGCAAGAAGGCAGGTGAACACCAGATTGCCTACATCGAAGCATTCAATGCCATGGCCGCGTACATCAAGAACCAGCGCGAAGGACTTACATATCGCTGCATGGCAAAAGAACTTGAATGCAAAACCAGTTTCGAGAAAGGCCAGTTCCATGGACGCGGACTGAATAAGCGCAAGCAGGAGAAGCCCATACTGACCGCTGAACTACTGGCGCTGCAAGAACTTGCCCAGCCCTCATTGCCAATCGGCTAAGGTTTGCCCCGGCCCACTCTCACCGGCATAGTCCGGCGCATGAGTAGAGCTACACCCAAGACCCCCGCAAAGACAGTTAAGAAGCCGCGCAATGCGGCTACGGTCGTTCCGAAGAAGAAACCAAAAGTCAAAGAAACGGCCTCTCGCATCAATGGACTACTGCCAAAACAAGCTAAGTTTGTAGCGGAATACCTTATCTCAGGAAATGCCACGCAAGCGGCTATCCATGCGGGTTACAGCCCGAAAACGGCATACCAAAGCGGAGCAGAAAACCTGAAAAAACCTCAGATCGCCGCGCTTTTATCTCAAAAGCAGACTGTTATCGCCGCAAGACAGGATGAAAGACTTGCAGCAATGGAGTTGACCGAAGAACGGATAGCCAGAGAAATCGCCCGAATATCGTTCTTTGACCCGCGCAAGATGTTTGCACCAGATGGCCGACCGCTGGCTGTGACAGAACTTGATGATGACACCGCAGCGGCCATTGTCGGACTCGATGTACTTGAGCAATGGGAAGGATCTGGAGAAGATCGACGAATGGTTGGCCTGGTCAAGAAGTACAAGATTGCCGACAAGAACAGCGCCCTGGACAAAGCCGCAAAGATTCGCGGAATGTACGAGGCTGACAACAAGCAGCGCACCGACCCGTTCACGGCCATGCTGCACGCGATTGCGACCGGCAACAGTTCATCCTTCCAGCCCGTGCAGGTTGACCCAGCACACGACGAGGATTGATCGTGGCACAAGCGCCCGAGATTCATCCGTCAATGCCGACGAACAAGGAGGAACTTGCGCGTTGCATGGCAGATCCTGAATGGAGGCTTTTCTCCGGGTGTTTGTACAAAATTATGGTGAAAGGCGACGATGGAGAAGATTCCATGGTCGTGCCGTTCAAACCAAATCGCGCCCAGCGCAGGTTTGTCACCCGCTTGTGGCACCGCAATATCATCGTCAAGGCGCGTCAGCTTGGTTTCACCACCCTGATTGCAATCCTATGGCTGGATCACGCCCTATTCAATGCCAACCAGCGTTGCGGCATCATTGCCCACGACCGGGACGCGGCCAAGGTCATCTTCCGGGACAAGGTGCAATTCGCCTATCGGAACTTGCCAGAAGAAGTGCGCGAACGGTTCCCTCTGTCTGCTGACAATGCGGACGAGCTTCTGTTCGCCCACAACAACAGCAGCATTCGCGTGGCAACGTCCATGCGCTCAGGCACCATCCACCGGCTGCACATATCGGAATTCGGCAAGATCTGCGCGAAGTACCCGGACAAAGCCGCCGAGGTTGTCACCGGGTCAATACCATCCGTTCCCACAAACGGCGTGCTGGTCATTGAATCAACCGCAGAGGGCCGCGAAGGCGAGTTCTATGAGTTGGTGCAGCGTGCAGAGGGAATGGACGCCAGCAAGGCGCTATTGACCCCAAAGGACTATCGTTTCCACTTCTATGCGTGGTGGCAAGAGCCAAAGTACCGCCTCCCGTCCAACACGGTTCACATCAGCGACAAGGAACACGAATACTTCGACCTGATAGAAGCGAAGATGGGTTGCAAGATCGACCCGGACCAACGCGCCTGGTACATCGCAACCCGGACAGCAGATTTCACAGGCGCCGAAGAACGGATGTGGCAAGAGTACCCATCCACTCCAGAGGAAGCCTTCCAGATCAGCACCGAGGGCAATTACTACGCCAAGGACATGATTGCCGTGCGCAAGCGTGGAGGAATCACCCGCGTGCCCGTACTGGACTTGCCGGTCAACACGTTCTGGGACATTGGCAATAGCGACGGCTGCGCTGCATGGTTCCACCAAGAGCTACGCGGCGAGGACCGGTTCATTGACTATTACGAGGCCCATGGCGAGGATTTACGTCACTACGTTAGGGAATTGACGCTCAAGGGCTACGTTTTTGGCACCCACTTCCTGCCACACGATGCCGACCACAAGCGATTGGGCGACTACAACAAGTCCACCAGGCAAATGATGATGGAGCTTATGCCGGGTCAAAAGTTCGTGGTTGTCCCACGAATCACAGAGCTAATCACTGGCATCCAGCAGACCCGCAAGCACCTGAAAGGGGTTTTCATTGACTCCGACCGGTGCAAGAAGGGAATCGAGCGCATCGAAGGCTACAAAAAGAAGTTCAGCCGTGCTGATAACCGGTTCACTGACGAGCCCGACAAGGCAAATGGATGTAGCGAAGGCGCAGACGCATTGCGCCAGTACGCCCAGGCCAAAGAAACCGGCCTGTTGACCTATTCCGGCTCTGCATCCAATGCAGAAAGACCACCCCCCCCACCAGATTGGCGAATGTAATGATTCACTCACTATCACCCGACACGATGACCGCAGCCAATCAGCCCGGAGCTGCTGGCCTCGACCTTCCGACATTCACCAAGTTCTTCAAAGAGATTCAGGACCAGCCAGCATGGAGAGCGAAAGCCGACCGGGAAATGGACTATGTGGACGGGAATCAGCTTGATAGCGCCATCCTCCAAGCGCAGAAGGCCATTGGAATGCCACCGGCCATCGAGCCGCTTATCGGGCCAGCCATTGAAGCCGTGTTAGGTTTGGAGGCCAAGACCCGCACCGACTGGCGAATCACCGCAGAAGGGGTTGAAGGCGATCAGGTTGCCGAAGCTTTGAACCACAAGGTAAATCAGGCCGAGCGCACATCAGGAGCCGACAAAGCCTGTTCAGATGCATTCAAGCCGCAGATTTGCGTGGGTTTGGGCTGGGTTGAGGTTGCGCGTGAGAGTGACCCGTTCAAGAATCCATACCGGTGTGAAGCAGTCCACCGCAATGAAATCTTCTGGGACATGCTGGACAAGTCACCCGGGCTTGAGAAGGCCCGCTACCTCGTTCGCCGTCGCTGGACCGACAGTGAACAGGTGAAACTCAAGTTCCCAAAGCACAAAGCCCTGATTGAAACGTCGAGTAACGGTCGATGGACGGATGCATTCGAGCTTTCCGTCGATGGTGGAACGTCAACGAACCTTGCCCAGTCGTATGAAGATCAGCGAGGATGGTCCATTGAAGAACAGGAATGGCGCGACGCCGAGCATGGCCGCGTGTGTCTGTTCGAGGTCTGGTATCGCCGCTGGGAGGAAGCGACGGTAATCAAGTCACCCGATGGCCGGGTCGTTGAGTACGACCGCAAGAACCCCGCACACAATGAAGTGCTGGCCGCGGGCCTTATCAAGCCGATGAAGACGGTCATTGCCAGGATGTACGTCAGCTTCTGGATGGGTCCGCACAAGCTGTACGACGGCAAGACGCCCTACAGTCACGCCAACTTCCCATACGCTCCATTCTGGGGCCATAAGGAGGACCGTACCGGCGTGCCATTCGGTGCAGTCCGAGGCATGGTCTACCTTCAAGACAACGTGAACAGCGCAATCTCCAAGATCCGCTGGGGCTTGTCGGCAATCCGTACCGAGCGCACCAAAGGTGCTGTTGCGTACTCGGACGAGGTTTTCAGGCAGCAGATTGCCCGACCAGACGCCGACATTATTCTCAATGCCGAACACATGGCCCAACCAGGCGCAAAGTTTGAGGTATTCCGCGACTTCCAACTGAACGAGCAGCAATACAAGATGCTGGCCGACTCCCGCCTTGGAATTGAGCGTGCATCCGGCATATCGAGCAGCTTCATGGGCCAGAAGGGCACCGCAAACAGCGGAGTGCAGGAATCAGCCCAGATCGAGCAGGCCACGCAGTCACTGGCAAGCCTGATGGACAACTTCCGGGCTGGTCGCACCCGCGTTGGTGAATTGCTGCTGTCACTAATCATCGAGGACATGGTAGACAAAGAGGAAACCGTGACGATTCGCGGCAATGCCGTGGTTCCTGACCGCCAAGTCATCCTGAACCAGCCCACGATTGACGAAGCGACCGGCGTTGAGTACCTGACCAACGATGTTCAGCGCACACGCCTGAAAGTGGCGATGGAGGAGGTGCCAACGACCCCAAGTTTCAGGACGCAACAGCTTGCAGCCTTGTCCGAAGCCTACAAGTCCATGCCGCAGCAGTACCAGATCGTCATGTTGCCGCACTTGCTGGCCCTTATGGATGTGCCAAACAAGAAGCAGATACTTGATGCGATCAACGAGGCCAAGACACAGCAGTCACCCGAGGAACAGAAGAAAGCGATAGACGAGGCAGTGAAGCAAGCCCTTGCCATGGCTGGGAACGACTTGAAGGCCAGGGAATTGGAACTGAAATACTCGCCCGAGAAGCTGACCGCAGAAATCAACAAGATTGTGAGCGAGACAGTCAAGAACGGCGTTCAAAGCGCGTTTGCAGCTATGCAAGCAGGGCAGACCATCGCAACCATGCCGCAGATCGCCCCGATTGCCGATGTGGTGATGATGGGCGCCGGATACCGGCCACCCACACCGGCTGGTATTGACCCTAATTTTCCACAGCCTGAACCTATGCAAGTGGAATCCGATTCCACTGCGCAAGCGATTCCAGGCGTTCAACAGAACACCAGCCCACAGTTACCCCCGGTTCCGCAACAGGCAGACGGAGCTATGAACGGGATTGAGACTGCCAGGACGACCGACAACTTCAACTAACCAAAAGGAATCTTAAATGAGCAATTCAACATTGAAACCAATGTCTCAGATGTTCTCGTCAGCACTGCAAAAGAGAATGATGACACGCGAACGAGAAGCCCGCAAAGAACTGAGTACGCTAATCAAAAATGCCAGTGCGCAAATCACAGAAACCGAGAACATGATTGCTAACGCATTGGATGCGGAAACTATCAATTTCACTCTGATAGTGTCCCACATGACAAATATCGACTCGATCAAATCTCGACTGGAAAAATTGAACGAAATTCAACGCCAGCTTTTCCCAGATTGCGAGACAGTCTCAGAATGACGCATATCGCAAAGCTAAACGGCGGGCCGTAGGCCCGTCCGTTTGAGCGACCTGTTAGGGCTGTATTTGCAACGAGGACAACAGATGGTTGAGAAGGTGACGATTGGCCGAGCTACGCTTTACCTGGGGGACTGCCGCGAAGTGCTGCCGACGATCGCTGTTGGTTCGATAGTGACCAGCCCGCCTTATGGTGTTGGAAAGGAATACGAGCGCGGCGGCAGGCTTGAATGGTTGGCGCTGATGTCGGGGTTCTTTGCTGCGACTGATGCGGAAATTGTGGTTTTGAACTTGGCTGATGTGCGCTGCCATGAGGACAAGCTGATAGCCCCCGTGCGGGCCGATGTTGTTGGCAGGAAGAACGCAGTCACAGCGCAGGACGTAATTGACGCGGCGATAGCCGGCAGGGGACGCAACAAGAAGGAGATTGCCGAGGCGCTTGCGTGCAGCGAGCAAACGATAGACCGGCGGCTTTTCGGGAACAACGCAAGGGGCAGCAAAGCGGAGGCACAGACTAGGGTTTTTCTTTCTGGTGCGGCGGCTTCGGACTTGGCCAGCGTGGCCGGGTACTACCTGCACGACTCTCGGGTTTGGGTAAAAGACCCGTGCTGGCAAACCTGCCAATACCACTCACTGAGCGACCGGGCAGTTGATGAACATGAGCATGTGCTGTGCTTCCGCAAGGCCGGCAGCGTGCCGACTTTTGACCGCGCACGCCTGCAAGTGTCGGAGTGGGGGCAATGGGGTAGCCGGTCAGTTTGGGCGATACCTTCCGTGCGGAACAACGACGACCACCCTGCAAAGTTTCCTGACGAGTTGGCGCGGCGCATGGTTCTGCTTTGGGGTTTTGGCGTCGTGTGCGATCCGTTCCTTGGAAGCGGGACAACTGGCGCGGTTTGCGCCGAACTAGGACTGCCGTTTGTCGGGATTGAGCGAGACAGGCGGTTTTTTGATCTGGCGTGCGAGCGCATCAGTCGCGCCCAGACGCAGGGCACGCTACTACCGCCCGAAGATCCGCGACAGCCTGCGCAGGAAGGGCTGTTGTGAAACCTAACTAATGCGATCAATCAAGCCCCTTCACTGGGGCTTTTTTACGTCCGAAGCATGCGGAAACGGCTAAGGTTTGCACAGCAAACAATTCAATCGCATAGTCACACCGCAACCCTGTGAAGGGCCGCACAAATAGGGCAACCCTGTGAAGGGTCGCATATCCGTAAATGGAGAGTGAAAGGGGCTTCGGCCCCTGTCCTCGAAGCCTTCAAAGCGGCCACAGCGACAAGTGGCGAAGGAAGTAATGAAGACACAAGAAGCGTTTTATCTGGAACACCAGGTTGATGGCGAACTAACTGATGCGCAGACGATGCAAATGCTGACTCTGCCCGAGGGCGATAGCACCACACCAGTGCAAAGCGATGTGCCCGACACCGCAGCAGCAGAAGTGAAACCAGAGCCCACGGTGGAAGTGGTTGGAGAAACCAAGCCAGAGCCGGTAATTCTCGCCAAGGATGGGATTCACACGATTCCGTTCGAGAAACTGGCCGAAGCGAGGGAATCAGAGCGATTGGCCCGACAAATGGCCGCTGATTTGCAGGCGCAACTGGATGCACTGAAAAGCGCACCACCAGTAGCGAAGGTGGAGACACCTGAACCGGTAGAGCAGGGCGATGTGTTCGGAGATTTCTCTGAGGAAGCGATTGCAAAGGGCGTTGAAAAGTTAGTTGCCAGCAAAACTGCCGCACTGACAGCCGACCTTGAGGCACGTTTGGCCGCTGTACTTGCACCACTGCAAGCAAAGCAAGTCGAATCTGCAACAGATCAGCATTTTTCAGCGATCAATGCAAAGCATCCAGACGTTGAATCAGTTGTACCGAGCCAAGAGTTCAACAACTGGATCGACTCACAACCAAGTGTTGTCCGAGGTTCGCTGAAACACGCAATCGAAGAAGGCACTGCATTGGAAGTTATCGAAGTCCTCGATGCTTACAAGGCGTCAACAGGTAAGACGGTTGCAACACCACCGAAAGTGAATGTTGCAGCGGCTGCGCAAGCGGCTATTGCGAAGGCTCAGTCAGCCCCGCCTATGAGTTTGTCGGAGATCCCGGCAGGCGCAAACGTAGTGTCCGATGAAGTCAACGCAATGATGGAGATGTCAAGCGTGGGTCTTATGAGTAAGTTCGACGGGAAAACCCCAGAACAGATCATGGCCCTCATGAGCCGGGTTCTTTGAACCTTTTTTAGCAACGCCGGGATGGCGTAGCTGGTCCCTTTGAAGGAGTTTTAACATGGCAACCACCAATCTGCCCTATGGCAGTCCGCAGGCTATCAAGCTGCAATCCGCTGGTCTGTTCGCTGCAAACATGCAACGAAACACGACTCTCAACCGCCTTACCGGGAAATTCCCGCAACAGGCTGATGCTGAATCGACCATTCGCAAGCAATCAAGCAATGAAATGCCAATCGTGCGCTGCATGGACTTGCAAAAGATGGCCGGTGACGAGATAACTTTTGACTTAATCAATCCGATGGGTGGTAAGCCCATCATGGGCTCTCGCAATGCCGAGGGCTTGGGTCGTGCAATGTCGTTCAGCCACGATCGTTTGCGCATCAACCAGGCGCGTTACCCGATTTCCGCTGGTGACACGATGACTCAGCAACGCACTCCCCATGAGTTGCGCAAGCTGGGCCGTGCGCTGGGTGAAAACTACATGAACCGCCTTGCTGATCAGTTGACGCTGACTCACTTGGCTGGTGCCCGTGGTTTCCACGACAACATTGAATGGGCAGTTCCCAAGGCTTCTGATGCTGACTTTGCGGAAATCGCCGTGAACACAGTGAAGGCTCCTACAAAGAACCGTCACTTCATGTCTACCGGTTCCGGCATGGAAACGATCAAGGCCGCAGGCAATGAAATCAGCATTGCAACGACCGATGTGATGAACGCCGACCTGGTTGATGCTTTGCGCACCCAATTGGACAGCATGGCAGTTCCTCCCCCTCCTGTTGTCTTTGAAGGCGACAAGATGGCGGCTGACTCCCCATTGCGCGTGCTGTTGGTGTCTTCTGAGCAGTACACCTCGTTC